GTACTCCTTGGCGCGCTGGATGTTGTTCTCGTAGTCCCCGCGGCACGGGGAGCAGATGTAAACCTTTTTCATGTTGTTCCTCCTATCGTGAGCGCCAGCTCTGGCCGGTGAGGGTGATGCCTCTGCACATTTCCATGAGCCGGTCGATGGTGGCCCGGGCCGTCATGCTGTCGTGGCTTTCTCGCGGCGTCATGCGGTCGATCAGGGCCTCGGTGTCGTAGTTGGTGGTCACTATGGTCGGCAGGTATGCCTCATAGCGGCCGTTGATGATGTTGTAGACCGTGGAGATCGCCCACTCGGTCGGCGGCTCCTTGCCGATGTCGTCGATCACGAGGAGTGGGACGGTCTTGTAGATCTTCAGGACGTCGCTCTCGCTGCCGCCGGTCGTGGAGTAGGTGCGCTTGATGCGCTCCAGCAGGTCGATCATCGTCATGCAGATGACTGGCTTGCCTTGCGCGATCAGGTGGTTGGCGATGGCAGCGGCGAGGTGGGTCTTGCCGGTGCCCGGCGGGCCCGCGATAAACAGACCGTTTCGGCCGGGTTCCTGACGACCGGGCTGCGGCAGCATGGCGTCGAAGCTTTCGGCATAGCGCCGGGCGGCTGCCGCTGCTCGCTTGTTGTCGTCGGTGAGCTGGAAGGTGGAGAAGGTGCGCCGCAGGAAACGGTCGCCCATGCCTGATTCGCCGACGATGCGCTTGATGCGATCCCGCATTTTCTTCTCCTCCTCAGCCTTGGCGGCAGCGGCCTCAGCAGCTTCGCGCTCTGCCTTTGCCTTCTCATAGGCAGCCACGGCCTCGGGGCAGGTGCATCGCTCGGCTCCGTAGGGAGGCCAGAGGATGCGGTTGCCGAGTGGGATGCCCTTGTGGTAGCGCAGGGCGCCGCAGAACTCGCAGGGGACGGGCTCAGGGACTCCGGGACGGCCGGCGAGGCGCTCGTCGTTGCTCCAGATCCAGTTACCGGCGTCACTCGTCGTCGGCCGGTTTGAAGCCCTTGCCCCAGTCTCGGCCGGAGCTGTCGGGCTGTTCAGGATCTCGCTGATTTTCTGCACCTTCGTTCACCTCCTCATTGTCCCAGTAGCCGCCGTTGAGCCATGTGCTCGGGTTCGGTATGTAGCGCCCGTTCTCCCGGCGCCACTGGTCGCTCCGCTTCTGAGCGTCGACCGCCTGCATGATCCTCTCGTGGAGCTCAGCGGTGGGCTTGATCTTGTTCCACGCCTTCAGAGCGTATTGCTTGCCGGTCTTTTTCGGGTAGGCTTTCCAGAACTCGAGAAATCTGGCCTCGACGAGCGACTTCGTGCCGCCGTCACTCCCCTCGTCAGAGGGGGAAGGGGGTGTACTACCTTCTCTTGTCTTATCTTCTCTACTCTGGTCTACTCTGCCTCCGGCTTTCTTGCGGCTGTTTGCCGGTCGTCCTGCGGTCGGCGTTGGGTCGTCCGGCGAGGCGTCGGCAGACGCCGCAGCAGCGGCCCGGCGACTGCGGGAGCGCTCTTTCTCGGCTTGCCGCTGGTCGATCAGCTTGCCGGCGTACTCGTACCAGTCGTGGATCTCGAGCGTCCCGTCCTCTTTTTCGTCGATCCAGCCCGCCCGGATCAGCGTTTTCGCCAGCTTTTCGGGGTCTCCGTCCCACTGAGCAGCCCGCGAGATCATGCGCGGCGTGATGTCGACGAGGCTGCCGGTCGGGGCGTTGTCGAGGGCCCACAGCCAGAACGAGACGAGCAGCCCCATCATGTGCGGCGGCTCGACTTCGAGCTGGTCAGCAGCGTCGAACAGTTTGCGGTGATCCTTGAGTGTCTGATGCACTTGCAGCCATGCCACGGTCGTCACCTCCTTTCTGTGGTCGTTTGTTTGTGGTCTGCTTTTGGTCGTCTGCCGGTCGTCCGGCGGTCAGGTTAAAATGGAAGGTCGCCATTGTCCTCGATCTCCGTGAAGTCGCCGGAGCCCTCAGAGTAGCCCGGATCGGCGAAGTCGCTGCCAGAGCTCTGGCCGCCGTCCTTCTTGCTGTCGCAGAAGTGGACGGAGTCGACCGTGATCTCGACGGCTTTGCGGCGGTTTCCGTCCTTGTCCTCGTAGTTGCGGCTCGTGAGCTCGCCCTCGACGAGGACGAGGCGGCCCTTGCTCAGGTACTTGCAGACGAACTCGGCCTGTGCGCGCCATGCGACGCACTCGATGAAGTTGGTGATCTTCTTGCCGTCCTTGGTCTTGCGGCCGGTGTCGCTGGCGAGGGTGAAGCTGGTGATCGCCGTGCCCTGCTGCGTGTACCTGAGCTCAGGGTCGGCGGTTAGACGGCCTTGGAGGCCGGTGTGGTTATACATTAGGCGTTTCCTCCTTGCTGGTTATGCTGTGCGGCCGCGTTGTCGAGGGACGTGCAGATCTCGTCGTACTCTTGGCGGGTCAGGGTGGCCGGATCCTGCTTTTTGTACTTCTCCACGATCCGGGCGTTGGTGCGCTCCTTGGTCATTCCTGCGGCCTCTGCCTTCTTGTAGAGGCGTGCGAGCTGCGCGTCGCTCAGACGGCCGGAGCTCTGGCCCTGACGGCCCTGTGCGGCCTGCTGGCGGCCTCCAGCGCCGGATCCTTTGCCCTGCGCGCCGAAGTCACTGTTGTCGGGGTCGTCCTCACCTTGGTCGACGGTGAACTTCTCGAAAAGGTAGTATTTCAGGGCGTAGGTGTGGGCCGCGCCCTTGGCCTTGGCGGGGTCATCGTTCCAGCCGACGGCGTGGACGGTGGCCTCGATGGTCTCGTCGTCGTTGTCGAGGTTCAGCCAGCGGATCGTCAGGTCGGCCTCGTAGAGGAACATGAGCTTGTCGCCGTTGCGTGTCTTGGTCTGCATGGTGATCCAGTAGACCGGGTCGCCGTTCTCGGCGTGGCGCGTGGCCTGCTCGCTGATGACGTCGAAGTCGACGCCGAGCTCGTTCATTATGGGGGTGATCTTCTCCCACACGTCGTAGATCTTGGCGTACTTGTAGCTGACGCCGTCGCTGTGCTGCTTCTTGACGATCTCCGGGCAGGCTTTCCGCATTTCGACGAGCTTCTGCCGGAGCGTCAGGCAGGCGGCTTCAGGAGGGGCCGCAGCAGCGGCCGCCTCGGTTTTCTTGGTTTCTGCCATATCGGTGCCTCCTTACACGTCGACCGTGAAGATGCCCGGGGTCTCGTAGACGGTGACGCCCTCCACGATCTCGCCGGTCTCGGTCAGAGTTGCGATGTCGCCGGTGTAGCTGAGCAGCTTCTTCAGATCGGCCCAGCGGGTCGACTCCTCGACCTTTACGAGCTCGCCGTAGCCGTTGGCCTTGAGCCACGGCACCAGCTTGGTCTCGTCGAGCTTGGTCTTGGTGGTGCCTTTCTTGAAGGTCAGCGTGCCGGAGAGGAGGCGGTACTTCTCCGTCGTTTTGGTCTCCTTGTGGGGGACGGTGGCGAAGAAGTCGGCCAGACAGCTCGTGAGGTACGAGGTGCCGTTCTCCATGCGCTTGCGGGCGGCGGCGACTTTCTCGTTGATGGCCGCGATCTGATCGTCTGCCAGAGCCTTCAGACGGTCGTACTCGCTGCGCTCGTCGGCGATCTTGCGGATGGCCCAGTCGGCACAGCGGTCGTCGGTGATGCGGAACGGGGCGCGCTCGCCCTCTGCGACGGTGCCGAGGTCGACCTGCTCCAGCTCGTCCAGCGTGGCAGCAGGCAGCAGCTCGGCCTCCTGCGTGGTGGTGGCCTCTGCGTCTGCCTGCTCGGCAGCGAGGGCCGCGGTGGTCTTATCGCTCATTGTTGTGCTCCTTTCTTTCGGTGACGTTGAAGGTGAGCATCACGCCGCAGGTGACAGGGGTGACGCTCTCGAGCTCGAGGTCGCGGCCGCTGCGGAGGTGCAGGGTCTCGCCCGGCTTCATTTCGGTGAGGTGTTTCATCTGGTACTCCTTTCTGCAAAGAAACGGTGCCCGCCTTCCTCGATGACGAAGATCTGGTTCTCGTGGAAGTCGCTGGTCACGAGGGCGGGGTTGTAGAAGTAGAGGATCGACTCGTCCACGACGGTCTCACCTCGGTCGAACACGGCCGCGACGGCGTCCTTGACGCGCTGCGTGGGATCCGGCCGGCTCTTGGTGTAGCTGTAAAGGACGACGGCCTCAGAGGGGTCGACGCCGCGCTTCTCGGCTGCGTTGAGGATGCACTGAGCGACGAGCATCTGGCCCTCGAAGGACTCCCCGCCGGCTTCGGCCATGACCACGCGCTCGACGACGTCGCGCTCGGCGTCGGTCAGAGGGTAGCGCACGGCGGGCTCGGTCGGCTCCACGGTCTCAGCGGCCGGGGCGTTGGTGTCCGGGATGTATGTGCCGACGGTGGTGGCCGGCGGCAGGATGTTGGTCTCCTGCTTGCTGCCGGCCGGAGTGGTGAAGATTGCCACAGAGATGCCGCCCAGCAGAAGGACGGCAGCGGCCAGCGTGGCAGCTCTCAGGGCTTTCCTCTTGGCACGGCGGCGCCGGCGTGTTATACTTGCGGTGCGGGATCCGTATGCTGGCAGGCTGCTGGATCTTCTCGCATGGGTCGCCCGGTCGCAACGGGCGGCCCTTTCTTTTGTGGTTTCCATTGGTTTCTCCTTTCACTGAGCCCGTGCGACGGTCAGATCACAGAGGGCGTGAGTGAGGTCGCTGAACTCGGTCTCTCGGACGGTGTCAGCGGTCAGCAGCACGAGGTAGTCGTTGTCGTAGCAGTCGATCTCGGGGTGCCGCTGCCGGTTTACTTCGTTTTTGTGGCGGGCGTAGGGCTCGGCACGGTTCCAGACGTCGTCAGGGATCCAGCGGTCGAGGTGATCCTCGACGCGCTCGCGCAGCTCCTCGCTCGTGATCGTGATCTCCGGGCTCATGCTGTCACCTCCGCGCCACGCGGGCCGGGAGCGTCTGCTCCGGGCGAGTCAGGCCCTTGCTGAAGCTCTGCGGCTCATATCTGACGCCCACGATCCGGCGGCCGCTGACGCCGTACTTGGGGTTGTAGCCGAACAGGTTGACGTAGCTGCCGAGATCCTCGCGCTCGTCGTCCATCGCCTTCAGCACCTCGAACAGGGCCAGCACGTCGTCGATGGCGCGATGGCTGTTCTGCACCTTGCCGGTGAGGTCGTAGGCGATGATCGCGTTGGCGAGCTTGTGCGGGTAGGCCCTGCGGTCTTTGTAGACCGTCAGGCTGTCCAGCCAGTCGATCCGGCCGGCCTTCTGGCCGCGGAGCAGGCCACGGAGAAAACAGGCGTCAAACTGTGCATTGTGGGCGATCATCAGCGTCGGGCCGTTCTGCATGAGCTTGGCGATCTGGCTGGCCGCCTTGGCCGGCTGCACGCCCTCGGTCTGGAGCCGTTCGTCGGTGATGCCGGTCAGGCTGACGATGTTCTCCGGGAGGGTCTCGCCCTCCGGCAGCTTAATGAAGGTGTCCATCTTGCCGGCGATCCGCAGGCCGCATGTGGCCGTGCGCTCCACGCGCAGGGCGGCGAGCTCGATGATCTGGTCGCTGTCGAAGTCGAGGCCGCTGGTCTCGGTATCAAACACGACGAGGGCCTTATAGCGGTCGAACAGGGTGGAGAGGTTACTCATGCCGGGCCTCCTTCTCGCGGGTGGCTCTCAGGGTGCCGAGCATAAACGAGAGGGCCGTGGTCAGTTGATCCTCGGTGGCGAAGGTGCCGCCGAACTGCTCGGCCAGCGCCGCGATGATCTCGCCGGCGTGCTCCGGCGTGACGTCGTCTGTGGCTTCGTCGTCCTCGATGGAGATCAGGAGATCGGAGTCCAGATAACAAGCGGGGCGCAGGCCGTGGCCGCCGCCGCAGGCGCCGACCCAGTTCAGAGTGCCATCGGAGCTGACGATGCGGGCGCGTGACTCGTAGCCGTTAGACTTCGTGCTGAAGGCGGTGGAGAGCCACCACCAGTCGTCTGCGTTGGGGATGACGTCGCGGTTGCGCCGGTACTGGTCGACCGTCAGCAGGAAGATGGTGACGGTGCAGGTGCCGTAGTCCTTCAGGCCGTCGTCGGTGGTCAGGTCGAGCTCCGTGGTCAGGAAGGCGTTGGGGCCGTTCACGTCCTCGAGCAGGTTGTCGAGGTAGGCGCCGTTGAGGTATTCCTTGCTGCTGGCGACGGCGAAGTTGTTGCAGTTTCCCTCGTCAAAGGCTCGGGTCTCGATGATGTCCTTGCTCAGGCAGAGGGCGCGGCCGTCATCATTCTCCAGCAGGATCCAGCTCTGGCCGGCATAGTCGAAGGCCGTGCCGCGGGTGGTTTTCTTGAGTGCGATCTTTTTCATGGGGTTGCTCCTTTCGTTCTCTGCGGCCGAGCCTTCTGGCTGGCCTGAATGTTCGGCAGGGTCTCGCCGGCGCGGAGCCGGCTCTCACAGTGCGGGCAGATGTAGCCGGTGCGGGGGATCTTCTGGTAGATGCTGACGTTCCAGTCGAGCCCGCAGCCGACGCACTTGGCTGTCATGGGCCTCCACCTCCTTCCGCAGCCAGAGCCTCGAAAACATAGCGCCGGATGCGGTTGCGGTACTTCTTCCGGGTTCTGGCTTTCTTTGCGTGAGCTGCGAGGTGCAGCCACTTCGGCGGCACTCCGATGGCCTTGGCCGATACCTTCCAGAGCTTTTTGAGGGCAGAGAGCACGGCGTTGATGACCGGTTTCAGGGCCTCGGCCAGCTTGGCGGCGATTTCCCGCAGAGCGTCGGCCAGCTTCTCGAAGGCTTCGCGGGCCTGCTGCATCTTCTCACGATCGGCGAGCGTCATGCTGCCGTCGTAGACGTAGGGGCTCAGCTCGTTGTCGCCTCCGTCGGCCAGACGCTCACAGAACGGGAGGCCGGCAGCTTCGGCAGCCTTGCGGCCCTCCTTGAGGGCGTCCCGACCTTGCGTGACTTCGCAATAGTCCGCGAGGCGGTTGCGGCCGCCTTCGTAGTGCCAGCGGATCCCGGCGGCGATCTCGTCGATGGTCATGTCCTCACCGAAGCGGCCGCAGTAGTAGCCGTTGACAATGATGGCGTCCGGGTCGGCCTTCAGGATCCCGATGGCGTCGTTGAGGTCGTCGGTCTCCCACTCGCCGTTCCAGATGTCGCTCCAGATCGTCAGGGCGTTCCACGAGCGGCCGGTGCGATACACGATTGTCCAGCCGATGCCGTCGCGGATCTCCGCGGCGAAGTCTCGGGCGATGTCTCTCAGTGCTGCCATGCTGGCGCCTCCTCTCTGGTGATGTGCACGACGGTGACGAGGTCGTCGATCTCGTGCTTGGTGGTGTATGTGTCCCGCTCGTCGAGCCCGATGTGCCGCAGCAGCGTCTCGGGCCCGTCCAGCAGGAAGGCTGTGGCGGCCACGGCGTTCAGCCGGTAGACCGTGACCTCCACGGTGCAGCGGGCGCCGTCCTCGTCCAGCGTGGACGGGAACGAGGCCCGGCAGATGGGGCTCGCCTCGTATCTGAAGGCGGTCGCGCGGTTCTCGCCGGTGATGATGTCCTTCACAAACTCCTCGAAGGCTTTGCGAGGGATCGAGCTGCGGTACTTGTCCAGCGTGACGTCGGCGAGCTGCCGGATGGCTTTGGTGTTCATGTTCCGCACCTCCTCAGCAGGCGTCGCCGTGCGGGCCGACGGTCATGATGCTCTTGGTAGCTCCGTTCTTGTCGATCCAGATCTCCTCGACGCTGTTGTCGGCCCAGTAGATCGTCTGATGAAGTTTCCACTCGCGGGCGTCGTCCGCTGCCTTCTCGGCTTCTCGAGCCGCCTGCTGGAGCTCCTTCAGCCTGTTGAACTCCTTCACGGTCAGGCTGCGTCCCGGCTCGCTCAGGGCGTAGTCGCTGAGGTAGTAGGTGGCAAAGGTCTGATGCCACCCGGCGTTGTACCAGCGGCTCGTCACCTTTTCGGCGAAGGCCAGCAGATCGGCGTCGTTTTCGATAGGGCCGAAGCCTCGGACGGTGAAGATGAACTCGTCTCGGCTGTACGTCGGTTTTCCGTTGACATAGCCGTACACGTTTGGATCGTATTTCATGATGTGCTCCTTTCTACTTGGCCCGGGGTTCCCGGGGATCTTGGCGTTTTTAGCAGCAGGCGAAGATCGCGGCGATCTGCGCCTTGGTCGCTCTCTGGTAGCTGGAATAAAAAACACGACCACCGACTTCTTGGTTGATGGCATAGTGGCCGTCGGCGTAGCGCTTAATGAGCCACACTTTGCGAGGGTTCCACTTGTCAACCTTGCGTGTCAGGGTCGTGTTGTTTCTTCTGCTTCTCATGGGGGTCTCCTTTCTTCGGCCCGGCGCTGCCGGGTGTTCTTGGCTACTGTGCGGCCGGTGCTCGTTTACCTCTGCGTTTGAAGCTCTCACGCAGCCGCCTCTCGGCGAGCTCTGCGCTGTACCCTTCGCGCTGGTTGGCGTCCAGCGCGCCGGTCGCGCCTCGCTGGAGCTCCTTGTAGATCGTGGTGTGGTGGACGCTCAGGCGGGCCGCAATATCGACCGGCCGATCTCCGAGCAGATGCCACGCCTCGATCTTCTTCCTGTCCTCGAAGGTCAGGTAGCGGTACTTTCCCGTCAGTCTCACCTCCGTCCTATGGGGTTGTAGTAAAGAAAAAACGCACAGCCGACTCAGTTGAGTCTCTGTGCGTTTAATGATAATGGACAGCAGAAGATCCAGTTGGTGCTATAAAGGTTGACGAATGTATGGAAGAATGATATAATCTATCCATACAGTATCCGTGCCGCGCCTAAGGCGTGCATAGTTGACCGTGTTTCCAAGTGCCATTTGCAGCAATGCAGATGGCACTTTTTTTATTTTCCGGCCCAATATCACGGCATAGACAGCGTTCCTTTGCGGGAACGCTGTTTTTGCATATATAGCGGTTAAAAACGTAAAAACGAAAGGAGATCAGAAAAACTATGGTGAAATCTTGTTGTGACAGTTACCACACCCAGTTCAGCGACTTCTCAACCATGCTCAGTTATCATGAGCAGGTCAGAAAGAGCAGCCTGTGGGAGCGTACAGAAGTCAAGAAACTACAGGTGGCGGCGCTGGACAAGACCTCTCCGCTGTATCAGGATACGGACAGCTTTGATCCCTCCGTCTCCCGAGATGCGGTCGAGGACACCGCGGAGAACCTGAAACTGGCCATTAAGCTACGGGACAAGTTCTTCCCCTTGCGTGATACAGCCTACAAGAGCCTTCTGGATCGGGCGAAGATCGGTGGTTCCGCGTTGCCCAAACTCTCCCGGGAGAAGTTGGCCGACGTGATCAATTCCTGCCTGGCGCTCCACAAGGATAGCGCACTTTTGCTGATCCGCGACGAGAAGGTTTCTGCAGCCCATTCCGGTGACAGCCGAGACTACTCCGTACTGGAAATCGACCAACTGCTGGATGGCCTTCAGAGCAAGATGGATGAGCGTTTCCCGGGAAATCAATTTTCTGCCGGCTATGTGGATCACGCCATTACAAGTGCTTCGTGGACGCTTCCCAGCCAGCGGGAGGAACTCCTGGACACCTACATTAGACTACTGGCCGCGGAGGGCAAGTCGTCCATGGCCGCCAAACTGATGCCGGGTATCCGATTCTCCACGTCAGATACCGGAATGGCCTCGGCAAAGGTGTCGGCCCTGCTGGTCGGACTGCAGTACCCCATCCACATCGGGGGGATAATCGCCGTGGAGCACCGCCGGCAGTCCAAGGTGCCCGATTTTATCGGAAGCCTTGATATGCTCTTTGCTCAGTTTGGGGATTCCGTTGCCAAACTGACCAGTTTGCTTTCTGTTCACTTGGATCACCCGGTCAATGCGATGACTGCGGTGTGTAAGCGACTGGTGCTGCCGAAGAAGGCGGCTCTGGAGGCCATCAGCATGTTCGAGATGGCGTTTGGCAATGACGAGGCTACTGCCCATGATGTTTTTATGGCTATGCAGGAGATCCCCTTCATTCTGAAAACGAAGGGGATGCCGGAGAGCAAACTGTTGGCGCTCCAGGAGAACATGGCTCGGGCACTCACCATCAACTGGCGGGACTATGACTACGCCAAGGAGGTGAAGTGGTAATGGCCGCGCCCAATATCCTCTGTGACTGCACAGGGATGTCGGAAAAACGCTGGCTGGAATGCCGGGAACATGGGCCGAAAGGTGATATTGAGTACACGGTCGGCGGCAGCGATGTAGCAGTCATCTTCGGCTTGTCACCGTGGACGACACCGCTGGAACTCTGGATGGTCAAGAAAGGGCGCATGAAACCTAAAGCTCCACCTAATCCCAAACAATTGTTGATGGGACACATGCTGGAGCCGATTGCCGCCCATTTTTACGGCCTGCAAACGGGAAACACTGTCATTGATGACAACCATCTTTACCAACATGCCAATCTTGAGTATGCTCTTGCCAATATCGACCGGCGGTACATGCGGAAGGAAGACGGTGAGAGCGGTGTTTTGGAGTGCAAGTCCCTGACCTATCACAAAGCAGCAGACTGGGCCGATGGAGCCATCCCCATATACTATGAGCTGCAGCTGCGCTACTATCTGGCCGTTATGGATCAGAGGCACGGAGCATTTTCTGCTCTTTGGGGCAACAATCCGGAGCACGATTTGGCCACGCCCCACATCGAACGGGATCAGGCCAGGGAGGACATCATTTTTGAGAAGTTGGATCGGTGGATCTGGAGCCTCCGGCACGATAAGCCCCCTACCATGGAGGATGTAAAGCCGAACCTGGCTATGGCCGCATTGGCCCGGATCTACGGCGCCAGCAAAAAAGGGCTGCCCACCATTGAGTTCCCTATGAAATTTGAACCGAAGCTCCGAAAGATCGCCGCTTTACAGAAGGAAAATACGGAACTCAAGGGCATGATAAAAAAGAATGAGGAGGCTATTGAGGCACACAGCGTGCGGATCGCGGAATTGATGAAAAATCACGAGCATGGGATCCTTACCACGACCACGGATAAATTGTTGGTAGATTTCGCAACAGAGGTGACGAAGCGTGTCAATTCCGACTACTTGAAGAAGGAGTACCCATCTGTTTATACTGAGGCGCTGCGCTCCTCTAAGAGTCGGAAGATCAAAGTAACCATACAACCTGTTTGATAGTGGACAGGCACGGGTAGCAAGCATATGCTTCCCGCGCCTTATTTTGAAAGATCAAATCGGTGATGTTATGGAAAGCAAAATCGGAGTGCTGAGCCGGGGTATGGATTGAGAGAGTCCTCTCAAAAGAACCATGGCCAGCAATAAGGAGGCTTTAAGCAATGAAATGCAGTTTCAGCCGCCTGCTCTACCCGAAAAGTTTAGAGGAGGCGCGAGACGGCAGTTATATGATTGCACTGTTCCGGCCAAATGAGAAGGTACTGGACGCCCAAGGAAATCGGCTGAATAGCATCAAAGTGGTGGGACACTTCCTGCCCACGGTGGCTGGCGTGAAAGTCGATATGGCCGGGCATTGGAAAAAGGATGCCCGCTATGGACTCCAGTTTGAGATGGAATCCTATGAGGAGATCGTCGGCTCTGACAAGCGCAGTATTGTGGCTTACCTCTCTTCTGGAATGATTCCCGGAATCGGTAGTGTCCTCGCAGAGCGGATCTACAACACCTTCGGTGCGCAGACGCTGGAGGTGCTGGATCAGGATCCATCGCGGGTCTCTGAGGTGCTCGGCATCAGCAAGAAGAAGTGCGAGCAGTTCTGCAAGGCGTATATGGAGACGCGGAGCGCTCGGAAACTAATCAATCTGCTGGCCCCATTCAACATAAGCGCACCTCAAGCGGTTAAACTTCGACAGGAACTGGGAACGGATGCACAGAGACTTCTTATGGAATTCCCTTATATGGTGTTTGAGCGCGACCTAATCGACTTTGAGATTGCCGACCAACTGGCGCAGGCCAGCGGAATACCGCAAAATGCGCCAGAGAGGTTGGCAGCCGGGCTGATTTACGCTCTGAAACAGGCAGAGCATGAGGGGCACCTGTGCATGCACAAAGAGACATTTGTTAGAAGAGCGGTCAACCTCCTCCGCGCACCTCAGGTGACCTGGAAGGCGGTTGCCCAGCGTGCTTTTGAGATGATTAAGGAAGGGCGCCTCTCGCTTTTCTACGACTATGTCTACCGCCCTATTATGGCGAAAGCCGAAGAGGACGTGGCGACCTGGATTTGCGATATGCTGCACCGGGATAGCTTGCCCTATATGGGCGACCTTGACGACGAGATCGACGGTCAGCAGACGGAAATGGGCTTCACCTTTGCTGAAGAACAGCGACACGCAATTCGAACCGCGCTGATTTCCCCTATCTGTATCATTTCAGGTGGCCCTGGCACCGGAAAAACATCCATTCAGCGGGCAATCCTTAATATTTACAAGAAGTCATTCCCCGACTCCAATGTGGTGTGCTGCGCACCCACTGGGCGGGCGGCCCGGCGCATGGAGCAGAGTACCGGGTATCCAGCATCCACCATCCATAAGGTGCTGAACCTGACAGCTGGGGAAGTTCACGAATTGAAGGACATAGATCTGCTTGAGGCTGATCTTGTGCTTGTGGACGAAGTGAGCATGATGGATATGTTGACAACGTGGTATCTATTTAATGCTCTTCCGCCAAGCTGCAGGCTGATCTTGGTAGGGGATGCAGACCAGCTTCCTTCCGTTGGACCGGGGGCGGTGCTTAACGAACTTCTCGCCTGCGGGCAACTTCCTGCAGTTATTCTGGACAAGGTGTTCCGTCAGAGCGAGGGGAGCCTTGTGGCTGAAAATGCACAACGAATTCGGCATGGAGTTACCGACCTGGAATTTGGAGATGATTTTCAGTTCTGGCCTTCTGCTGAAGAGACACAATCTGCACAATATCTGATGTGGTTCTATAAAAGAGAAGTTGACAGATACGGCGTGGACAATGTGGCGCTTCTGACCCCATTTCGTAAAAAGTCTAAGACTGGGGTTTACAGTTTGAATGCAGCGCTCCACGATACCATCAATCCAGCATCCCAGGAAAAAGATGAAATCGAAACTGGCCAGCGGATTCTTCGTGTGGGTGATAAGGTGATGCAGATGAAAAACCGTGATTTTGCCAGCAACGGAGATATCGGTTACATCTGCACCAGCAAACGGGATTCGGATGGCATTTTGGTGGAGGTCGATTTCGGGGATGACCGAGTCGTCGCCTATGAGGATGCGGAGTCGCTTCGCCAGCTGGAACTGGCATATGCCGCGACAATCCATAAATCCCAGGGCTCCGAGTATGATGCTGTGTTAATCAATATCCAGAATATGCACGGTAAGATGCTCAATCGGGCTCTGATCTATACAGCGGAGACCCGCGCAAAAAAGCAAGTCATCATCGTCGGCGATTGGGAGGCAGTTGTGCGAGCAATCCAGACTGCCGACACCAAACGACGGAATACGATGCTGGCTGTGCGGATCAATGATTTGACAAAAGAATAGGAGGTCAGGCTATGGCCACAGTGCTTGAAAATTACTATGGGTTTCGGCAGCAGCTGCTGCAGCGGATGTCTCAACAGCAGATCACCGCCGGTGACTTATGGCTTTACGGCGAGGTCCTTTACCGAATCGGTGTCCTGGAAACCTGTCAGATGTACCTGCGAAGCGCCCCCATAACCAACGAGATGTCCTTTTTGGTTGGCCACTATCAGATGCTGGATGCCTACGTCCAGAACTTGGCCAGAGAGCGGCGCTATGGCCCGAACCGCGGCCCTGATACTCAGAAGGAGCGGGATGCGGCCCAGGTCAATCTGGAGCGGGTGATCCAGGATTATCGGAAACGGTTTTCAGGCTTTCAGCCTGCGGAGCCAGACGCATATCAGAAGGAGATCGGCCGGGTCATTACGACGCTGCTGCCGGCATGGCTCCAGTACCGAAATACCTTTGTGCCCCTGCAGAAGAACAAGAAGGAGGAGAAAAGGTCATGAACGATGAAAAGCAGGCCGTGCTCTCGGCTATTCAGAAAATCAATGCTGTGGAAGGGTTTGACCCGACGCCGCTGGCAGTGGAGTATGTTGATCTCAACACCCAGGAAAAGCGTTTGCGGCTCCCTGTGATGGCGCAACTTGCGTGGTTCCGGCTTAAATATCCGGAGGGCCGTGTATCCGTAGCGGTCACCGCTGCCAAGGATTGTTTTGTAGCTACGGCGCGGGTCTATCCCAGTTACACAAACCTGCCCGACCAGTATCTGGCAGAAGCAACCGCGTCCCGGGGCTATCTGGCCGACAAGCCGACAGTATCCCCGCGCGAATGGGCGCAGACCGCTGCCATTGGTATCGCCCTTCGAAATGCCGGCTTCGGACTTCAGTTCAGCGCAGCCGGTGATTCCTTTGACTCTCCGGCCGTGGACGAACTGGGAGGCATCATCTGGAGCGGGGAGGACGAGCCCCAGGCGCCGCCACATGAAATGTCAGCGGCAACAGCCTCTGCGACAGCCCCGCAGGCCCCCACAAAACCAATAGATCCGCTGGAGAAAGCCATGAACACACCCTGCCCTATCAGTAAGTACAGTGGCAGAACGCTGGGGCAGGTACTTCGTGAAGATCCCCACGCCATTTTATGGGTGGCAAACAAATTCGGCGGAGACCCGGAAATCTCCGCCGCCGCAAAGCTCATCTGCGAACAGGCCATGGAGCAGAGCGCTTGATACAGGTTGGGTGACGGTCAGTTGGATGGCCGTCACCCGGAGAGGAGCGTTCCATGGAACTTCGCTATCAAATGACCGATATACTTCCCTTGCTGCCCATCCCACAGCCGCCGTATGGGAAGAGTGCCTATAATATCCCTTGCCCACTCTGTGACAAGCCGGGTACGAGGGAAAAGCATTTGAATATCAACCTCAAGCGGAATGTGTACCGCTGCCCCAAGTGCGGACAATTCCAAGGCGGCGTTTTCGACCTGTATGCTTATTACATGGGCATCCCACGGGATAAGGTGCTGGACGACATTACGGCGAGGCTGCATGGAGGTACAACCTCTTTCGGTGGGAAGGGAGGACAAAAAAAGAAGATACAGGCTCCACCGATGAAACCACAAGCGAGCCTAGCACCGCTGGAGGAGCGAGATCGGGTCTATCGTGCCCTGCTCAATAGGCTCACACTGGCGCCTGACCACCGCGAAAGCCTGCTCCGCCGAGGCTTGACTGATGAAGCCATCGAGCGCTTGGGTTATAAATCCACGCCTGTTGTAGGGTTCCATGCTTTGGCCCAGTCTCTGCTGGACGAGGGCTATACCTTATTCGGTGTTCCAGGGTTTTACCGAGATGAAGATGGGAGATGGACAATGGCTGTATGGCGCAGAGGCATTCTGATTCCGGGGACTTACTTCGGAAAGATACAAGGCTTTCAAATCCGTCTCGACCACAAAATGAAAAAGGGCGGCAAGTTCCTGACCTTTTCCAGCAGGGACGAATTGGATGGAACTATGGGTGAGAACTGGTGTCACATGGTCGGCCCAGTTCGAGAGAAAATCCTGCTCATTGAAGGTTATATGAAAGCAGATATTGTGCACCACTTTACAGGCCAAACTATGCTGGCCATACCGGGCGTGACCTCACTGCAGCACCTGGAGGCAGCCCTCAAGGATTTGATTCCGCTGGGGGTGCGCCACGTCATGACTTGCTTCGATATGGACTACCTGAAGAACTGGCATGTGGAAAACGCATACAGGAACCTGGTGACTTTACTGGGGAAATTGGATATCACATTCGGTACTTATTTATGGGTTCCAGACCACAATGGTTTGGACGACTACATCTGGGAGTTCTGCCTGAATCAGGGCAAGGCTCCAGAGTAGCAGTTGACAGCGGGGCATTCTGTGAATGCCTCGCTGTTTTTACGCATTTCGTTGCAAAAACGCATTTTGCTCAGTGTAATGAAGTACCAAGAAAGATAAGGAGTGGTTCCTCATGTTGTTTCCCATTGACCATGGTAATTCGGCCATGAAGACGGTCAACTTTGTATTTCCGTCTGGCCTGATTGACAATCCCATCCGGCCGCCTGTGGATACGGAGATGCTGGAGTACGACGGCAAGTTCTGGACGCTATCCGGCCAGCGGATTTCCTACATGCGTGACAAGACCAAGGATGAAAGATACTTTATCCTGACGCTGTTCGCCATTGCCAAGGAGTTGGAGAAGAGTGGGAACATAAGTCCGATGGTTGAGGCAGACCTGGCGGTCGGCCTGCCGCCGGAGCACTATGCTCTAAGGCAGCGTTTTGCGGATTATTTTAAGCGGGGACGGGTGAACTTTGTTTTCAACGGTGCTCCAATCTGTCTAATGATCCGGCATGTGTTCGTCTATCCCCAGGCCTACGCCGCTGTGGTGCCGCAGGCGGGGCGCTTGAAGGAAATTCCACGCACCTTTATCATTGACATCGGCGGCTATACCACGGATGTCATGCTCTTGCGCAATGCGGCTCCGGATCTGCAATTTTGCCGCAGCCTGGAGATGGGAGTAATCCCAATGTCAAACGACATCATCAGCCGGGTAAGCGCCATGTACGACATCAAAATTGAAGACGACCATATTGCGGATATCATCCAGGGGCGCCCAACCATCCTGCCGCAGGAGGTGCGGGAGGTGGTCTTCATGAAAGTGCGCAGTTACGCCTGCGACATATTGGATAAACTGCGTGAACTACAGGTTGATCTGCGCGCAAACCCTGCCATCTTTATTGGCGGCGGATCGATCCTGTTTAGGTCCTTTGTGGAGGAGTCGCCCTTGGTGGCACATGCGGATTTTGTGACAGATCCCAAGGCAAACGCCATCGGCTATGGGATGCTGGCCACTGCTCAACTGCGGCGGATGACCCCGCAGAATCACGGAGGGGAGTTCTTTGCGCAGGGATGATAAATACCGATTTTCTCTCAGCTGGGGCAGGGATACTGCTGAGAAGATCGCTGTCGGGGATCTCCTTGAGAAATTAAAGAACCGCAAGAGCGATCTGATCGTCCAGGCAGTCTGGGAGTATATCGGGAATCATCCGGAAGTAATGGCGGAAAATGCTAAAATAGTGATTACCGTCCAGTCCACGCCAACGGACGAGCAGACCCTAGCAAAGATCCAGCAAATGATTGACGCCTCGGTAGAAAGGCTCAAGGACAGCATGAAGTTCCAGATCCAGCAGGAAAAGCAGGTGGAGCAGGTGGCTCCAACCGTACTTAATCAGAAGGATCTGGACGATATGCTCGACAATCTCACTATATTCGACCAGTAAATGTGGGCAGCCCTACGCTTTCAAATAGCGTGGGGCTGTTTTTTGTGGCAAAACTGCTGGCGGAAAACGGGGAATGAGGTGAAGACGAAATGGTCTTCCAGGAAGGCATCCTACTGCACCTTGAAAAAAAGGCGTGCCGCGCCTAATATCAGCAGCGGGTACGTTGCGTGTATGGAGAGCCGCACAAGCAGACCGGGCCATGATCCCGAACAGAGAAGGGAGGACAGGGGGAGCCGGATGCTGTGTGCAGACAAGCTGTGGCGGCTTGGAGGCCATGACCCATACTCGTTAATCATGATACGTCGCTTTGGCCGTGATCCGAGCGGTAGCCAATCCGTCGCAGGTTGCGGGAAGTGCCAATAGCTCGGGGAGTAAGTCTCGCGGAGCGGCCTGGCCAACCGCCGCCCGCTGCTTTCTTTTTGAATTTTTCGTTGGAAGGAGATGAAAAGATGGAAAAGAAGGAGATACCCATTTGGGAAAAAGCCAATCTGACGATTGAGGAAGCTGCGGCCTATTTTGGAATAGGAACTAATAAACTGCGGGAAATCACCAGTAATCCGGACTGTGAATTTGTGATCTGGGTCGGTACAAAAAGGCTGATTAAGAGGAAAAAGTTTGAGAAGTATTTGGAAGATGTAGATGCCGTATAGGAAAGGAAAATAATGGGCCTGGGTATAGGTTAGGACTATATCCAGGCCTTTTGCCTTGTGAGCATATGAGTGCAAATGATGCACAGGTTGAAAAAAAGAGTCTCCTGTATTATAATTAAATATGTATTTAGGAGACTCTTGGAAAGGAGCAACGGTGTCCGAAAGAAGACGCGACAATAAAGGACGTCTCCTGAGACAAGGAGAATTGCAGCGTAGTGATGGCAAGTATGAGTACAGGTATTACGATGAAAAGGGGGAGAGGAAAAGCGTATATAGTTGGAAACTGGTAGATACGGATCGGGTCCCATCTGGGAAGAGATGCACAGAATCGCTGCGATCAATAGAGAAACGGATCCGAAAGGATCTCGAAGATGGGATACAAACATATGAGGCAGATCGAACAACTTTGAACTGCCATTTTGATCGGTATATCGCCCAAAAGATTGAGATCAAGGAATCTACCAGAGAAAACTATAAATACATGTATAATAAGTATGTCAGAGATGAAATCGGATACATGAAGTTGGCCAATATCAAGTATAGTGATGTCAAGAGATTTTACCTGTCGCTGATTCATGAAAAGGGCTTCAAGCCAAACAGTATGGAAATCATTCATACCATACTTCATCCGGTTTTTTCTACTGCAGTTCGGGACGGCATTATCCGGTTGAATCCGACTGATGGTGTCATGAACGAGATCAAAAGAACCCACAACTGGGAAAAACCGAAAAGAAAAGCCTTGACAGAAGCGCAACAATCTGCTTTTATTAGTTATGTTTCTTCATCCCCAACCTATAATCATTGGCTCCCTATCTTCACTGTGTTGCTTGGAACAGGGTGCAGGATTGGCGAAGTTGTAGGATTGCGGTGGCAAGATTGCGATTTTGCCGAGGGAATAATTTCTATAAATCACAACTTGGTTTATCGCAAACGCGAAAAAACGGGGAAGATGGGTTTCCACATCACAACACCAAAGACGAATGCGGGAATCCGGATTATTCCGATGCTTGAGGAAGTTCGGCGTGCGCTTATCCAAGAGCGACTTCGTCAAATGGAAGATGGTTTCAATGATACTGTGATTGATGGTTATAGCGGATTCATTTTTTCATCAAGGTACGGTGATGCTATTAGTCCGCATTGCGTCAATCGAGCGATTGAACGGATATGCCGAGACTACAATGCTGAGGAAACGGAACGGGCTAAGCAAGAAAAGCGTGCGCCGCAACTCCTACCGCATTTTTCATGCCACAACCTAAGACATACCTTTTGCACTCGCTTTTGTGAAAACGAGAAAGATCTCAAGGTTATCCAGGAAATCATGGGGCATGCGGACATCACGACAACAATGAATATCTACAATGAAGCTACCAAGGAAAGAAAAGTAGCCAGTTTCGTTAATCTTGAGGGGAAGATTCGGGTAAGCTAA